ACAGATGATATTTTTGTCTTATCGATAGTCCCACCTCCAATATTGCTTCTATCTTCTTTCATTTTAATATACTTCATCTTATATTTTCTGTATTTATTTTCATAAAAACTCATATATAATACATAGATTTTATATTATAAAATAAAAATATTTTTAGTCAACTGAATAATATAATAGTTTTATCAAATAAAACTTTGTCTCATTTTAAATATTTTATTTTAGATTAATTTTCTAAATTTATATATATTATGAATAATAATGGAAAATTAAAAAAATATAAGATAAAGGAGACATTTATTAATACTGATTGGTTCATTAAAATATATGTTTATTTTCATTTATTTATAACGACAGTAGCATTAATAATATTTTATTCATGTTCAAAAAAAGAAGGAGTATTTAATAAGAGAACATTTATGTTTGCATTATGTTGGCCTCATATTTATATAATGTATATAGCTGGAACACAAGGAATATTTTATTGTTTTTCAGCTGCAGAAGAAGAAGATTCTTCATCATCTGAAAGTTCAGAATATTAATATTTAAAATTAAATAAAATAAAATACTTATTTTATTTAATGAAATATATTTGCAAGATAAAGTCTATATATTAGCAAGTTAAAGTCTATATACTAACTTATGAAATACATTTAGAAGTTAAAAGTCTTTATTATTAATATTATGGAACAAATTATAATAAAAAGAGATAAGATTCATCTTAAATTAAAAAAATATCAAAGTAAGATACATGAACTAGAATATCAATTAATAGAATTAGAGAGAGAATCAAATGAAATAGACCAAAGAGAAATTATTAAACAGATGAGTTTAAATGAACAACAAAATGAAATTGTAATTGCTAAACAAGAGAAGGAAAACCTATTAGTATTAGCATGTCCAGGTTCTGGTAAGACCCATACTTTAATTTCAAGATATATTAATTTAGTAACTAACCATCATTCAGGAAAAAATGTTGACCCTGATAAAATATTATTAATTACATTTACAAAAAAGGCTGGTCAAGAAATGGAAAATCGTTTAAAATCTATTATACCAACAAAATTACCTCATTACGTTGGAAGTTTGCATGGATTAGGATATCGATTATTACAAAGATTTAACAAGGTTAATTATACCGTGTTAGATGAAAAAGATTCTAAAACCTTATTAAGAGATGTCATTGATTCTACTTTGAGTATTGATAACGTAGAAGATGAAGATATTTCATTAATTAGGTCTAAAGCATCAATGATTATTGACCAAGCATCTACTAGTTATCCAGTTAATTTGAAAAGTATTGTTAATAAATTGAATTTGGATTCATATTTACCAGTTTTTAAAAAAATACTTCGGAATTATGGAGATACTAAGAAAAAACAAAATTTAGTTGATTTTAATGATTTAATGGTATTGTTTGCTAATTTCTTAGGAACAAAAAAATCTGATGCTTTTGTTGATGAAATAGATTATATATTTTTTGATGAATATCAAGATGTGAATCCAATTCAAAATTATATTCTATCAAGATTCAAGAAAAATAGTAACATTATGGTGGTGGGGGATGATGCTCAATCAATTTATAAATTTAGAGGAAGTGATATCAAGTATATTTGGAATTTTTCAGAAGATTTCAAACCAAATAAGACTTATTATTTGGAATCAAACTATCGTTCTACACAACAAATAGTTAATTTTTCACAGTCAATTATCAAGAATAATCATAGTCAATTTAATAAAAAAGTAGAGGCAGTTAATGAAAAATCTGGAACAAAACCACATGTATTAGCATTCCAAGATATTAATAATGTGGACCAATATAGATGGATTGCAGAAGATATTAAAAAAAGACATAATGAAGGTGTTTCTTATTCGGATATGGTTATTCTAGCTAGAAAAAATTCTTTATTAGATAAAATAGAATATCAGTTACTTTCACACAAGATTCCTACTATTAAACATTTAGGTATTTCTTTACTTGATAAGAATTACATCAAAGATTTTATGGCATTTATTGTTATTTTAGTAAATAATAAAAGTAGTATTCATTGGAAAAGAATATTAGCATTGCATCCAGCAATTGGTGTTGTTAAAGCTAATGAAATTATTGAATTTGATTCCAATATTAGGTATGCGATTCAAGTATTAGTTAAAGAATCTTCTTTTTACAAGAAAAATATTGGAAGCCTTGATAATATTTTAGACCAGATTGAAAAGTGTAATATTATTATGGACAAGATTAAATTGATTATTATATATTTACAAGATTTATGGAAGCAGAATAAATCTACATATAAGAATTGTAATATTGAAAATATGGTTGATGATACTCGTATATTATTAAATTATATTAGTAGTAAGGAATCATTGGAAGAATTTATTAATGATTTATATTTGAATAAAGAAATTGACCAAAACCACGAAGAGTCTATATACTTAACTACAGTACACGGGTCCAAAGGGTTAGAATGGGAATACGTTTATATTATCGATATGGATTGTCGTAACTTTCCATCAATGATGCCAAAATTCTTTAATGATGAATTGTTGGAAATGGAAGAAGAAAGAAGATTATTTTATGTGGCTGCCTCGCGTGCCAAATCACACTTGGTGTTAACTTATAATGCTGATTTACATCCAGAACGAATGAGTTTCATGTCTCCTTTATTAAAGGAAGTTTCTTCTGAATTATATATTCCTTATGGGGTTGAGAATATGGATATTCCAATGACAGGTAATGTATCCAAGGATGTAATGAATAATTTACGATTTAATGGCTTTAAAAATGTTAGAGATTCAATATTAAACTTAACTTTTGAAATATGCGGTGTTAATAAACAGATAGAAAATATGAATGAACTGCAACAAATTTCTAAAGGATATACCAATAGAATTATAATTGGTAATTTCATTGATTATGTCATTAGTAAGATGATGGTTGTTAACTTTCCAAGTAATGTCAAGAGTTTTGACTTAAATTTAATTCATAGATATCAAACCTTTTTACAAAGTGCAAATAATAAAAAGATGTATCATAATTATGTGGATAAGATATCTGATTGGAAAGATATATTAGAAGATATTTATCATATTTCTAGTTATAAAATTAAAGAATCTAATGGGGATTTAAAAGAGTTTTTATTAGGTAGCATGATGTATAAATTCTTATCTTCTATTGAAAAAGGATTGATATCATATATTAAAAAAGTACATACTAAAGTTAGCAAGGTTTATACTCACTATAATATTACTTTTGATTTAGTGCGCGGAGAATTAGATTTATTAATAGATGATCATTTGATTGAAATTAAAGCATCGATGTTTCAAGCATGTACATTGGTTAATCTATCACAAGCACTAATTTATGGTTATTTAGTGGGAAAGAAAGAAGTGAAAGTTAATAAAGTCTCTATTTATAATCCGTTGATGGGAACGATGACCTCTTTCGATACTAGTAATTTTAATTTTGTGGAATTTAAAGATAAAATATATAATTAAATTTTGATAGTTGTAATTTTGGTTGTTCCATATTAAATTTACTACAAATAGTTATCGTAGTCAGTCTTATTTTTTATATATTAAATGTGTTTAATAATACCAGCTGTTAAATCGTATATACCAGCTTTATATCTATTTAATAAAATCTCAGAACCAAATAAATAATAAGGAGCTATTTTAGGAAATTTACGTGTAAAATAAATTCCTAATACTAAAGAAATGATATCGCCTGTTATATTTGCTAAACTGTCTCCAATATAATTTTTATATTCTTTATTTTTTCTAAATTTATTTATTATATAAGGAGTATTTTCAACTATCTCAAAAATTATAGATAATATTAAGGTGATATAAAATGCATTAATATCTGTAAAACTTAGGTATTTACATATTAAATAAAGTAGAATTCCAGATGAAAAATGCGTAAAAGAATAAATATCAAATACCTGTTGACTTGTATCTTTACCATCAAGTTCCCAACTAATTAGTTTTTTCTTACTATACCATACCGGTCTACCAAACATTTTTAATTGCGGAGAACAATATAAATATACCATAATCGCTGATAATATAAATAAAGCATAAAATATTAATTTATTCATATATGTTTATATATATATATGAATTGAAATTATAATATCTATATTTAATATATATGAAATATTTAATAGATTATAATATGAAAGGCGCTGGCGATTGGACTAGTTGTTGTCCTATATGCGGTCTTCATTTTAGAATACATTTTGATAATTCTACATTTGAAGAAGCAGTCAAATATCTATCTTCTCCGTCTGCAAAAAATAAAAGAATATGGAAGGATAACAAGGATAAGATAATTAATAATTTTGCTAAATTTAAAAAAATAGAGAAATACACCTATAGTAAATATAATAAGATAACTCTTCTTTTACCAAATTCGGTAGTTAAGCATGGAGTAAAGTATGATGATAATGTAGAATTTATCGGTAGTACAAAAAAATACGGTGAAGTTTATTTTAATAGTCCATTATATGATGATGGTACAAGAGGGTTACCAATGCATACAGAATGTTGGAATCTAGCTAAAAATAAGTTTAACCATGAACTAAAATTTGAGAACTTCCTCTTTAATAAATATATACCAACAAGTAATACATTTTCACAGATTGGAAACTTTATGTTTAGAACTATTAATTACGGACCAGTTTTGAAATATGCGAATCAGGATTGGTTTGATAATTTATATAATATTAAAGCAGATGCTTTTTTATTAAATGAAAAAGAATGGTACCTTTTATATTTGCCATCTGGAAATTCAACTGAATCACAAAAAAATTCAAAAAGAATAGGAGGGATTATTGAAAAAATTATTAAAGGAATTAAAACCCCAAAAATAGAAATAATTTCTAAAGAAATTGTTTCTAAAAAGTTAAATAAAGATAGACCATCTCCATCAGAATCAGCTACCCAATTTAAGGAAGGAATCAAGAAAAAGGGAAATGATGGAAATATGTATATCGTATCTGTTAACAAAAATGAAGTTAAAAGATGGAAAAAATTTAATTAAATAAATCTTTGTTTATTGATGTTGGTAATCCATGACCAAATAAAATCATATATGTCAATATCAAAGCAGCCGCTAAAATACTTCTATTTTCGGCAACAGGTTGGTTTTGTCCAAGTCCATAAACCATAATTACGTATAATACAATACCAATTACTACAGAATGCAACAACATTACTCGTCCTTCTTCCATTATATATTAATCTTTATAATAAAAATCGGCATTTTAATTGACTAAAAAATTTTAAAATATTAAAAATATGTTTTGAAATTTTTAAAGGTTTTTATAAATATTCTATACTTAAAAATTATTTTCTAAAGTATAATAATGCAAATCATAGAATTTTGCCATATTAAAAATAAATTTGGAAATAAAAGCTTGAATCATGTTGGAGGTAAAAATGCATCTCTAGGTAAAATGATTTCAGACATGGAACAATTAGGTATAAAAGTTCCCAATGGGTTCGCTATTACCACTGATTTTTATCATACTTTTATAGATGATAATCACATAACATCACTTATTCAAGAATTAGATAATATGACTGAAGATTTTGAAGAAATATCAAAACAGATAAGATATAAAATTGATAATGGAAATTTTAATGATGAGTTTTTAAGTAACTTACGTGACCATTATCATAATTTGGGGGGTAATGATGTTGCAGTTCGTTCTTCAGCAACAGCTGAAGATTTAGACAATGCTTCTTTCGCAGGTCAACAAGATACTTACTTGAATGTTTCAGGTTTTGATTCTTTAGTTATTAATATAAAAAAATGCATGGCTTCTCTATTTAATAATAGAGCTATTCATTACAGAAATAACTTTAATATAAAATCAGGAACAGTTGGTATTAGCGTTGGTGTTCAAAAAATGGTTCGTTCTGATTTAGGGTCAGCAGGTGTCGCATTTTCAATTGATCCAGATTCAGGTAACAATAAAGTGGTAGTAATCAATTCTTCACACGGGTTAGGTGAAATAGTTGTTAGCGGACAAATAGTGCCTGATGAATTTGTAGTAACTAAAAATATAAATAATATTAGTTCTATTATTGATAAAAAATTAGGAGGTAAAGATAATAAAATTATTTATGATACTAATGGTACTAATGGTACTAAGATAGTTGAGAATGAAAACAAGGAAGAATTCTCATTGGATAATGAAAATATTCTATTATTAGGAGATTGGGTAAAAAAATTAGAAGAATATATGGAACATACAGTTGATATAGAATGGGCCTATGATGGTATTGAAAAACAATTATATATAGTTCAATGTAGACCAGAAACAATTCACTCTAATAAAGATCACGACATTATTATTAATTATAAGATAGCCAGTAATATATCTGAGAAAGAACTAAAAGAAAAAACAATTGTTAAAGGTATTTCAGTGGGTTCTTCATTAGGATGTGGTCCAGCTAGAGTAATCATATTAGACGTTATGCCAGATAATATGAATTCAATAGATTTTAATCAAGGTGATGTATTAGTTACAAAAATTACTGACCCAGATTGGGAACCTCTTATGAAAAAAGCATCCGCTATTATTACTGAAAAAGGGGGAAGAACTTGTCATGCTGCAATTGTGGCCAGAGAGTTACAAGTTCCTTGTTGTGTTGGAGCTACCGATTGTGTTAATTTAATAAAGTCAGGACAAAATATTACCTTAGATTGTACTCAAGGCGAGGAAGCTTATATTTATGACGGTATTATTGAATTTGAAAAGGAAGAACACCGATTATCAGAATTACCTACACCCCCTGTAGATATTATGTTAAATGTAGCAGCACCTAATCGTGCTTTTCAATATGCTAATATCCCAAATAAAGGTGTTGGGTTAGTTAGAGAGGAGTTTATTATTAATAACTTTATACAAGTTCATCCATTAGCTTTGATTAATTATAAAAATTTAAATGATGATGTGATAAGATCTAGAATAGAGGAAATAACTAAAGGTTACGAAAACAAAGTAGATTATTTTATTGACAAATTAACTTTTGGTTTAGCTAGAATAGCCACTGCTTTTTATCCAAATAATGTGATTATCAGATTTAGTGATTTTAAGTCTAATGAATATGCAAATCTATTAGGTGGACAATATTATGAACCACATGAAGAAAATCCAATGATTGGTTGGAGAGGTGCTTCCAGATATTATTCTGAAAAATATGAACAAGCATTTGGTTTAGAATGTGTAGCTATTAAAAAAATAAGAGAAGAAATGGGATTAACTAATGTGATAGTTATGATTCCATTTTGTCGTACTCCTGAAGAATGCAAACGAGTTTTAGCTACCATGGAAAAATATGGACTAAAGCGTGGTGAAAATGGGTTACAAGTGTATATTATGTGTGAGGTTCCATCTAATGTTATATTAGCAGATGAATTTTGCAAGTACGTAGATGGGTTTTCAATTGGAAGTAATGATTTAACTCAGTTAACACTAGGGTTAGATAGGGATAGTGAGTTAGTTCAGCATTTATATGATGAAAGGAATGAAGCAGTTAAAATGATGATATCTCAAGCTATTAAAACTTGCAAGAGAAATAAAGTAAAGATAGGTATTTGTGGCCAAGCACCTAGTGATTTCCCAGATTTTGCCAAGTTTTTAATAGAGGAAGGAATTGATAGTATTTCATTAACACCTGATTCGGTTGTTAAAACTATTAAAGAGTTAACTAAATAATTTGATACGATAATTATAATATTGATTTTGTTGATTTAAATTCAAAACGATGATCTGTATATCCTCAATTTATTAATATTAAAGATATTCTTACATCTGAAGAGGTTAAAAAGTTGGTAACAGCCATTAACTATATCAGTTCTATAGGGGTCATCTAATCTAGAGATAAAAGGTTTATAGATTAAATAACAATATGTTATCTAACCATTTACTATAATATTTTATATCATTTAAGATATACATGAATTATTATTCTAAATATTTAAAGTATAAAAATAAATACTTAACTTTAAAAAATAATATAGAAAAATTAAATGGATTACAATTAGGTGGTGCATCTGCTGAAGGTGAAAAAGATAAAACCCCTCCTTCAGAAACTGGTTCATTTTTTGATGATTTGTTTTCACCTAAATCTGATGAAGAAGCAGCAAACATAGATGAAAAGGAACAAAAAGCACCTGATGCATCATCAAAATCTTCTAATCCATTTGGAAGAATTACAAGTAGTATGGGCTCAAAAGACACTGAATCTTTAAAAAAATGTATAGATTGTAATGAAAATTATTCCAGTTCATTAAGTACAACTAATGGAAGATCATTTTGTCCTCATTGTGGTAAAGAAGAACTAGAACAAACTGATGTTCGGTCTATGCCTATACCTACCAGTTCTAGATTTGGAAGTCAATTAGAACAACCTTCTGTTTCAAATACTGGATTACAAGACCCTCAACCTCTCGTAACTCGTCCTATGTTGGCTCGTTCTAATGCAGCTGGATTACCTTCCGTTTCAAATACTGGATTACAAGACCCTCAGCCTCTCGTATCTCGTTCTAATGCAACTGGATTACTTTCAGATCAGAATAACGATTGGACCCCACCTGTTGGATGGCCAACTAGTATAGGTCCTGGTGCTGGATATCAACCACATGAAGCATATAATAACCCAAACTCTATACAGTCAACACAACAAGTTCCTGGCGCTAGATGGCAAACACACCAAGTTCCTGGTGCTAGATTACATGAAGCTCATAATAACCCAACCGCTAGACAGTTAACACAACAAGTTCCTGGTGCTGGATTACATGAAGCTCATAATAACCCAACCGCTAGACAGTTAACACAACAAGTTCCTGGTGCTGGATTACATGAAGCTCATAATAACCCAACCTCTAGACAGTTAACACAACAAGTTCCTGGTGCTGGATTACATGAAGCTCATAATAACCCAACCGCTAGACATTTACCACAACAATATATTAGTGAAGGATAACCACCACAGACCATGTCTATCTTGGTGGTGGATATCTGAAGCTCAGAACAATATAAACCAATATAATTCTTCAGATTTAATAGATGATAAACTGTAAATAGAATTAGTAAATAAAAATCAATATTTTGATAATATAGATTTTTATTATTTTTTATAATTATCATTTGATAGAAAAGGATAAACTGAACAAAGAAACCTTAGATTTCTAATGTATAGTCATATACTTCTTTAGTTTTCCGGGATTATATTGGTCACTATTTAATAATTAAAAGTGGTAAAGATAATGTTATTACCAAGTAAAATAAAAATTGAAATAATATTTTATATAGGGCTTAATATATTAAATATATGACGACTTTAATTAAAACTGTTGGTAATTTAAATGATACATCATACTCTGCTCAAAAATGGGCAACCGATTCTACTAAAATGGTAGAATCACGTACTTGGTTAACTCGACAAGCTTGTGCAAGACTTGAAGAGTTATGCGACCTTAATATCAAGAAGATTCATCTAGAATTTTCTAAATTACCAGATGAGATAGAATTTCATTGGTATAATGTTAAAAATGACCTAATGAAATATTGTGGTTTTATTAAAGATGCTTCCTTAATGGATTTTTCTTTTGATACTATTTTTAATGGCGGATTCACGAATCCAACTGGTAAAGTAGATAGAACACGTCTTCGAGAAGCAGGTGTAATTAATCCATTTGTATTAGATGTCAAACGAGCCATAGCAGACAAATGTATTAAAGTGTGGGATGTGAGCGACAAAAAAGTTTCAAAAAAAAATGTTTGGAAAATTACAATTTTCATTCATGAAATCAAGAAACTTGCAGAACAAAATGAACAAAATGAACAAAATGAACAAAATGAACAAAATGAACAAAATGAACAAAATGAATAAAAACAAAAAACAAAAAATAAAAAACAAAAATAAAAAACCAAAAACATAAACCCCAATATGATGTCTAATCATATTTTTTTTTAATAAAATACAAATATACTAATATATACACCATATATTATGTTATACTGCTAATTTATTTAGAAAAATTGAAATATTAAATTTAATATGATAATAATATTTTAACATGATAAACAGTATATCAATAGCCAAGAAAAGTAGATTAGTACCCATCATGAAAGATTCATATATTAGTATTCTTAAAATGAACTTAAGCACTAACAAGTTTATTATTACTGATGAACAGTTATGTGAATTTACCAAACTAGTAGCCAATAGTAGCTACTTTAAAAATTTTAGTAATTGGTATAAATTTTTTTCCCAAACGGGAATAAAAAATTTACCAATTTTATTTTCACCTTTTCAGAGAAATCATCTGACAATTTATGATGATCAATATGCACGATCAAAAACTATAGTAGATTATATGAAATTAAATCCTAAATCAGAATTAATTACTATGGATGGACATGGCAGATTAATCTATAGTATTATTTCTCATTTTCAACAAGATAAATCATTCATTAAATCAAAACGGAAGATTCATTTGGTAGATATAGATAAAACTACCAACGATTTTCATAAACAAATGTTTCCTCGCCAAATATTCAAAAAAACAATAAATATTCCGGAAACTCAAGATATCCTAGAATTAGATAACTCTTTTTTAAAAAATAATAAAATTTCAAACCCCTTATTATATCTTAATTTCTGCGGAATTGGATGTTGTGCCACTAAATCCCAAAAAGGTAATGAAAGAGTTATTAGTTTTATAAAAAAATGGTTAGAACAAAATGATAATATTATGTTATCATTATCATTGAGACCTTATGGTTTCAAAACACATTACGAAGGAAAAATTACTACCTATGGTATGCTTCAAAGTTTTAACAATTTAGAACTTATTTCCAGAAGGTCAAATTTCGCTACCTACATGATTAGTAATTAAATAAACTTTTCTCTTTTTTTTAACTCGCAGTATTACACCAAAACATATAAATTAACTCGGTCATCAGTTAACTTAACTTGATCATCGGTTAATTTAAATATAGATAAAGCATAAAGAGTGACCAACAAACAATAATACTAAAACAAATAGTAAATAAATAACTAGTAAATAAAATAAAATTTCTAATACACGTAACTATTGTATAAATATACTGATTCATAACATAATATTGATATTGATTTTGAATAATAATAATATTTATATAATCAAAATCATAATTAAATCTACAATTAGGACATGACCTTTTATATTCTATCCATTTTTCTAAACAATCTGAATGAAATTGATAGTTGCATTGATTACATTGATAAACTTTTTTATTTTTGATATTATTATCTAAACATATTGAACATATGTTTTTAATTTGATTTGAATTAATTATATCAAATACATTCATTCAAATAATAATTAAAAATGCGCAATTCTTTTTAAATAAAAATCTTGATATTATATATTTACAATATATAATTGTAAATCATTTTCATACGCACATCCATAATGTCCTTCTAATATATCATATTCATAATTATATATAAACATCTGTTTTTTTGAATCCCATCGTGGTTCTGAATAAATTATGAACTTCTTATTTGATTCTAAGGGAACTTTTTGTTCTTTAATCCATTCTTTTGTGTATTTAAC